TATTCTTGATGGTGTAACTTCTACAGCAGCAGAAATAAATTTACTTGATGCAGTAGCTAGAGGTAAAATAATTTATGGTAATGCTAGTGGAGCTTCTGCTCTCTTAGCTCCTGGTTCAGATGGAACAGTATTAAGTTCAGATGGAACAGACATATCCTGGGCTGCAGCATCAGGTGGAGTAACCTTTAAAGAAGGTGGAACAAATTTTTCAAACAGTTTATTAGTAGGTACTTCTGCAACAGGAACTTTAAATGCAGCTGAAGGAAATACTGGAGTTGGTACAGGAGTATTTGGTGCATTAACTACTGGAGATAACAACGTAGCAGTAGGTTTAAATGCTTTAGATTTAAACACAACAGGTGGAGCTAATACAGCAGTAGGTGCAGCAGCTTTAGATGCTAACACAACAGCTAATAATAACACAGCAGTTGGAAATTTATCTGCAACAGGTAATACAACAGGAACAAATAACTCAGCATTAGGATTTCAAAGTTTTGTTACTAACACAACTGGTTCAGGTAATGTTGCAATAGGTGTTAATTCTTTATATGCAAACACCACAGCTTCAAATAATATTGCAGTTGGTTTATCAGCTTTAGAAGCTAACACAACAGGTCATTCTAATATAGCAATTGGTGCAAATAGTTTAGATGCTAACACAACAACTTCAGAAAATGTTTCAATTGGTCATCAATCTATGGGTGCAAACACAGCAGGTTCTCAAACAACAGCTGTAGGAGTATTTGCATTACAAAAAAATACCACAGGTTATCAAAATACAGCAATTGGTTATGAAGCTTTACATGATAACACAGAAGCACATGATAATGTAGCATTAGGTGCTTATGCTTTACATAAAAACACAACAGCTACAGCAAACACAGGACTTGGTTTACAAACATTATTTACTAATACAGTAGGTCATTCTAATACAGCAGTTGGTTTTAAAGCTATGTTAGATAATACTACAGGTGATTATCATACAGCAATTGGTAGAGATGCTTTAGCAAACAATACTACAGCAAATGATAACACAGCAGTAGGCTACTCAGCTTTATGTACTAACACAACAGGAGGAACAAACGCAGTTTTTGGTGGTTATGCTTTACTAGACAATACTTCAGGTGCAAATAATGTAGCAGTAGGAATTAGTTCTTTAGAAAATAACACTACAGCATCAAGAAATGCAGCAGTTGGTTTTAGGTCTTTATATAGTAACACAACAGCTTCAGAGATTACAGCAGTAGGTTCTTGTGCTTTATTTTCTAATACAACAGGTACTGACAACGTAGCAGCAGGATTTTGTGCTTTAGCTTGTAACACAACAGGTTCAGTTAATACAGCAACAGGTTATTTATCTTTAGCAGCTAACACAACAGCTGCTTCTAACACAGCATTTGGTTACAAATCTTTATTAGCTAATACAACAGGTTATTCAAGTGTAGCAGTAGGTAATTGTGCTTTGGCAACCAATACAACAGGTCATTCAAATGTTTCTATTGGAGTTAATTCTATGAAATTAAACCAAACAGGCATAAGAAATATTGCAATGGGTAAAGACGCATTTGAAGCTAACACAACTGGTTCAGACGATGTAGCTATAGGTTTCACAGCTTTAGATAATAACACAACTGGTTCAGACAATGTAGCTGTAGGTAATAATGCTATGGATGCTAATACAACAGGATATAGCAGTACAGCAGTTGGTCATAATGCTTTAGATGCTGCAACAACAGGTAATAGAAATACAGCAGTTGGTACAAATTCACTAGGAGTAGTTACAACAGGATGTTTTAATACAGCAATAGGCGAATTATCAGGTGGTGTTACTACAACAGGTATTTGTAATCTTGCAGTTGGTAGAGATACAGAACATTCAGCAAATAATACTACAAGAGAAATTGTTATAGGAATAGGTGAAGTAGGTAAAGGCAGTAACACAGCATTTCTTGATGGTTCAAGTGGTGTTTTCAACAAAGCAAATACTACAGCATGGGATCAAACATCTGATAGAAGAATTAAGAAAAACATTGTAGATAACACAACAGGTTTAGATAAAATTAATCAAATTAAAGTTAGAAATTTTGAGTATAGAACAATAGATGAGATTACAGATTTTGAAAATGCAAAAACAGTTGTAGTTAAAAAAGAAGGTATTCAAGTTGGTGCTATTGCACAAGAACTTGAAGAAATTTTACCAGAGTTAGTTACTACTCAAACTACAGGTGTTAAAACAGTTAGTCCAGATAAATTAACTTGGTACATGATTAATGCAATCAAAGAACTTAAAGCACAAAACGATAGTTTAAAATCTAGAATAGAAACATTGGAGAGTTAACCAATGCTCTTCGGATTTGCCTCATTTGCAGAACGACCTTTTTCTACGGTCGATGATGACAACAATGTAACAATACAAGTAACAGGTAATGCCTTAGAGATTAGTATTGGTAATGTTAATATTATAGCCGGTACTATTGTTGAAATTCCAAATCCAAATAGATTAACATTAGGTACAGGAACTGTAACAATTAGTGCAGATGCTAACCTTTCTGTTACTGGTAATGCTACTACATTAAGTGTTGGCACAGTCGTAGCCTCTGGAGGCGCTACAGCAAATGTAACTGGAAATGCGTTGACCTTATCAACAGGAAGTGTTACAGTAACTGGAACAGCGTTAATAACTCCTGTAGGATCTCAACTAGTTGTAGATTCAAAACAACCAGGGATTATTACTTGGAATGAAATTATTCCAGGAGTAAATATGACATGGACAAAAATAGAACCTTACTAATATGGCATCAACTTATTCAAACGATTTAAAATTAGAACTTGTAGCAACTGGTGAAAAAGCTGGTCTATGGGGCTCTATTACAAATACTAACTTACAAATTTTACAACAAGCAGCTTCAGGTTTCTTATCTTTATCTATGGCTGGTAATGCAGATATTACTATACCTATAACTGATGGTGCAGTATCTAATGGTAAAAATTTATATTTTAAATTAACCGGAACTTTAGCACGTAACCAAACTTTAATTATGCCTTCAGGTTCTGAAAGAGTTTTTATAATAGAAGATACAACAGATAGAACTACAGCAAACAAATTTACTCTAAGTGTAAAGACAGCAAGTGGAACAGCGTTACCCGTTCCAGTAGCAGCAATAATGCTTGTGAAATCAGATGGTTCTAATACAACTAAAGCTATTACACAAAAAGGATATCTTACTATTACTTCTTCTTCTATCACCGCATACACAGCAGTGGCAGGTGATCAACTTTTAATAAACACAACTCAAACAACAGTTACAATTACATTACCAGCTTCTCCAGCAATTGGAGATGAAGTAGTTATTATTGATGCAAGAGGAACTTTTGGATCTAACAATGTGACCGTTGCAAGAAATGGTCAACCTATTAATTCTGGTACTAACAATTTAGCATTAGCCGTTAATGGTCAAGCCATAACTTTAGTATACATAGATTCTACAAGAGGCTGGGCGTATAAAACGAATACGGCATAGGAGCTAACAGATGGCTCTTCAACAAATTAAATTTGCACCAGGAATAGATAAACAAGATACCAGTGTTGGTGCGGTAGGTCGTTGGGTAGATTCAGATAACACTAGATTTAGATATGGACTTCCAGAAAAAGTTGGAGGATGGCAATCATTACTTAACCAAAGTATCGTAGGTGTTTCAAGAAAATTACATTCCTTTGTTGATTTAGAGGGAAACAGATACACAGCTATAGGTACAGATAAATTTTTACTTCTTTATTTTGAAGGACAACTTTTTGATATAACTCCTTTTCGTAGTAACAATGCTGGAACACTAACTACATTTACATCATCTACCTTAGCAACAAACAGTACGTCAGTTAAAACTTGTACTGTTACAACTACCGCGGCCCATGGATTGGCAGTAGGAGATATGATTGTTTTAGATTCAGTAACTTTACCGAGTGGTACAGGACTGGCAAATGCTGATTTTGAAGATAAACTATTTCAAGTATTATTAGTTCCAACTCCTACAACTTTTACAATTGATTCTTTAAATCAAGCAACCAGTGCAGTATCAACTGGTGGATCTATGATTGTTAAACCTTATCAAAAATTTGGTCCGGCAGCTCAAACTTATGGATATGGTTTTGGTGTTGGTGAATTTGGCGGAACAGTTTCTGGAGCACTAACTAATGATTTAAATGGTAACATAAGTAATTCAGTTAATATAATTCCTGTAACAGCTAACGCAGGGTTTCCTACAGCAGGTACACTTTTAATTGGATCAGAACTTATTACCTACACTGGCAAAGGAACAAACACTTTAACCGGAGCAGTACGTGGGGCCAAAGGAACGACGGCCGCGGCTCATTCTGATGAAGCAATTGTTACTAATGCAACGGACTTTACAGGTTGGGGTAATGCAGTTGAAGCATCTACAGTAACACTAGAACCTGCACTATGGTCTTTAAATAATTTTGGTCAAGTATTAGTTGCAACAATTTCTAATGGTAAAACTTTTACATGGAATGCTGGAGTTTCTGCAAGATTTACAACACGTGCTTCTACTACTACATCTGGATTTGAAACAGCTATAGCTACTGGAGTAGGTAATCCTACAGCTACCAGAGAAACTTTAATCTCTCCTACAACTAGACACTTAATTCATTTTGGAACAGAGGTAACTATTGGAGACGCAGCTACACAAGATGATATGTTTATTAGATTTTCTAATCAAGAAAGTATAAATACATATACTATTGAAGCAACTAACACAGCAGGTTCTCAAAGATTACAAGATGGTACGAAAATTATGGGAGCCATTGCAGCTAAGGAAAACATTTTAGTATGGACAGATAATTCTTTGTATACAATGAAATTTGTTGGAGCTCCTTTTACATTTGGCTTTGAGCAAGTGGGTACTAACTGTGGATTAATAGGTAAGAATGCAGCTATTGAAATTGATGGTGTAGCTTACTGGATGTCTAACAATGGTTTCTTTTCTTTTGATGGTACTGTAAACTCATTACCTTGTTCAGTAGAAGATTATATTTATGATGATGCTGATACAACTAAAGGTCAACAAAT